AAGGTGTTGCGTAAACCTTGATGTAATGTCTTAGGCCAATGGCCAAAACTTATCCAAACATAACCGTTATGTTCTTCGTTTAGCAAGGGTAAAAATTCTTCTTTTACTAACACAAGATACGTGTGAAAGTTAAAACGTTCGTCGTTAGATACAAATGTTTCTAATGGGATTGTTTTTACAAATTTAGGAAGGTCGCCGACTTCTTCTTGTATTTCACGAGTTAACGCTTCAAATGGTGTTTCGTTATTTTCGCTGCCGCCACCTACTAGACCCCAGGTGCCTGCAGTTTTACCGTTAGCACGATGTAGGAATAAAAATCTTTTTGTATTAAGTGCATAGAAAAGAGCACCACTGCCGACTATCTTGTTCATACAAGTAGTTATCCGTCTAGATTAATTGTCCAGTCACCTTTGGCATATTCACCATCTACACTCAGTAGCCATTGATCTCCGTCCCAGTAGTATTGCACCCCGGTGTTAAGATTTGTAGTGTATAAAGTAGTAATTACTACGTCATTGTATATTAGTTTGTCAGCACTTGCATCGAACACAATATACCAGTTAGTACCATCATATTCGACAATGTCGTTTGCTCCTGCTACAAAGTCTGAATTATCTGTGTTTTTCCAAGCATCAGCACCGTCGGTATTTGATGTACTTCCGATACTGCCTAATAATAACAATCGTTGACCTGGTGTTTTAGCAGTAGTTGGATCATACCGCAGCGGATCAATAATAAAGTCTATGCTAGAATACTGATTTGCATTACGTGCAGGACCTTGTATAGTATCGTTACTAGGTAATGTGTCTCTGTCCCAGTCAATTACTAACTTAGTTTCGTCTATGCTATTAATAGTAATGCGTCCTGCAACTAGGCCAGTTATATCCGGCCTTCTAAGATACATAATACTAAGGCCTGCTCGATAGTTACCGGGTAATAGTTCGAAGTAAGTAGACCAAGTAGTGGTGCTAGGCAATCCGTTATCTAATAATTGTATTTCGCCATTGAGTATAAGCACACGTTCTTGTATTGGATTATTAACAACTGGTGTTACTGTTCTTGTTTTTTGCGTTCTTGGAGTTAAAACACCGTCACCGTCATTTGGAAATTTCCCAGTATCAACAACTTCATTTTGTTCGTCGCCATCTACATATGGAGCAGTTGCACCAGCAACAGTGAATAAATTAGTACCTTGAAGCATTTGCTCAAAGTCGTAATACCCGTCTCCGTCAAAAATACTAGTAACAATATTAGTAACAACTCCAAGACGTTTAACTTTAGCAGGAGGACTAATATATATTGGCGTACTAAATGTCATTTGTGCAACATCAATGTCGCTATCAATACCTACTGGTATTGAACGAGAGCTAAAATTAACACTGTCCATCATTACAGTAGTTAAACTGGTCCAGTCTAAATAGTTGTCAGTTGTTTGAATATCTAAACTAGGATTAAACAGCATTAATATTTGCTCCATAATCTGTAGTTTCATATCTGCATTAGTTGACCATATATCTACATTTACAGTTAGTTTATAAGGTGTAGGCATTAACCGTTCAACAGTATATTGCTTTCCTGCCTGGTCAGTATATCCACCAGCGCCGTCTGGCGCACGTTCTCTTACGTGACGCTTGTTTACATAACTAGAATCACTAGTTCTGTCACGGTCCATTTCTAGCCCTGTGATATACAATGCCATACGCGGTGCACTAGGTATTTTGTTTTCGGAGTTATCTCGTAATATCGAACTTACCTGCCTAGTCAAGTCACCATACAATACTGGTACTTGCGTTTTTGTACCATCGCCTGTTGCGTAACTAAAGTTACTAAACAGTCGTAATAATTGTACAAGGTATTTTCTTATTTGTCCGTCATAAAAATGTTCAGCCATTAGTTATCCGCCTGTGGTTTTAGTGCTTGTGATAGTGCTTGACGCTGCTGTGTTCTTTCATTATGCAGAGTTAAGCTAAACAGTCCTTCGTCTTTAATAGCACTTGCTGCCAGCGTAATACGCACTCTAGCTGTTCCATTATCGTCGTAACTAGTTAGCATACCTGAATTATCAGCAACGGTGTAGCTTATACGTCTAGCACCATCTCTTGTGTCATTGGTAATTTCTAGTTGTATATATTTTGCTGTTGTATATGCAATTTCTGTATTAATAACAGTTTGTCCTACTGTTAAGCGTACAAAGTCTTGTGCAATTGGTGTATTATATAGATATGTATTAACATCATTAATAAACGAACCACGTAGTGTTTGTGTAGTGCCATTATTCATCGGAGCTCTCTTAACATCGTGTGCCTTTAACCAACGGTTGCCACTATAGCGGAACATACGTTGTGGCAAAAAGTCTGTTCTTAAAAAGTAATCACCTTCTACGCTATTTAATGGAAAACTAATGCCACTTGAAAAGTTACTGCCACTTGGAGCAAATTCGTCGCCAATTAGTAAACCTTTATAACCGTGTGCTGTCGGTGATGCTGTGTCAGTAATAGTGCTACCATCAGATGCAACTTCTTGCACCTTTGCTCTGCCTGTGGTCTCATCTAATGCAAGTGTGTAATAATTTTCGTCAACATCGTACCCGCTTTTAGGAGTGTTTAATGCTGCTTCTGCAACGACTGCATTATTAGCATTTATTTCTGCTTCAAACGTACTTAACACATCGCGTAGTGTACCGTCCTCAGGATAATCTTCACTTGCGGGCAAATCTAGTATGTCTTTATACTCTTGACTGTCGACAATCTGTTTAAGTTTAAGTCTATATAAGTGAGGATACCAAGTTGGCGAAAATCCTTCCGCTGCTCTGTTAATATCTTCAATAACATAAAAACGTTTTAGTGCTACACTAAAATCATTTTCTGCATATTCGTCTTTTAAATGTGGAATTTCTATAACATCGCCAGGCATAAGTTTACGCCCTATTGATTCTACAGATGTTGTAATATGCACAGTCATAAACAATGTGTCATTACTTAAAAACAATCCAAATTGACTTAAATCAAAATCAATGTCTTGTACATTGTAAATGCCTCTTAGAGTATAGATATCTTTATCATACTTTCTATCTCTATTTTCTAAGAACAACATATCTTGAATCTGTGTATGATCCTTTGCAGTTGTTCCGTCATTTGTACCAATGTATTTGTGGACAAACAGGTCTGTTCCACCTATGGTAAACATTTCATTAATTTGGCGGTCTAAGAATTTAAAGTCTTTTCCGCGTTCTGGTTTATATAAACTTAATCTTGGCATATACATATTTATCGTTAAGATACGACTTACGATAAATACTATGACGGAGAAACTTAAATGGCAGTTGAACAAACACAAAAACAAGCAATATTTGATTATGTAAACGCTTTCTTAGGCGGAGGTATGGTCGATGTTGAGCTTGACCCAATACATTACGATACTGCTTTATCTAAAGCACTTAGTAAATTTAGGCAACGAAGTGATAATTCAGTTGAAGAAAGTTATCTGTTTTTAAAAACAATTCCAGATCAAAATGAGTACACACTGCCAAATGAAGTAGTAGAGGTTCGCAAGGCATTTCGTAGAAGTGTAGGATCACGTCCGAGTACCTCAGCATCAGGAGGCCCAATTTATTCAACTACGATGATTGCAACAAACTCTCAGCAAGTATTTAATGTAAATTATAATTTAACAGCAGTGGCATCTATTGTAGTAACAGTTAATGGTACAGTTACTACAAATTATTCTACTGATACTGATGCAAGAACTATTACGTTTAACACAGGGTTAACTACCGGGGATGTTGTAAATATAAAACTTTATGACAGTGGCGAAAATGGCGGAGGAAGTTTATTTGATCCGTTTAGTTTAGCATATACAAATGCATACTTACTTTCAAGTAGCAATATGGGAGGACTAGCAACGTATGATATGTTTAGTCAGTACCAAGAACTAGTAGGTAGAATGTTTGGATCATTTATTGAATTTAACTGGAACACTGCAAATAAAAAATTAACAATATTACAACGACCAAGATCAGATGAAACAATTATGCTGATGGCGTATAATTATCGCCCTGATAGTGAATTACTAACCGATTATCTAGCAAGCCAATGGATTAAAGATTACACACTTGCAGCTTGCAAATATATGCTAGGCGAAGCACGTTCAAAGTTTGCTACTATTGCAGGTCCACAAGGTGGGTCAGCACTTAATGGCGATGCCCTTAAACAGGAAGCAGCAGCTGAAATGGAAAAACTTGAATTAGAACTTACAATGCAAGTTGCCGGCGGTGTAGGCTACAGCTTTACAATCGGCTAAAACTACCAAAGTTGGCGCTAACATCTTGTTATATTGTAAATACAGTATGTAACAAGGAGAAGCAATAATGTGTTCACCATTTGTACGTAGAGAAGCTAACCGATTTAATTGGATAATTAAAGGCAAGCTAATCGATCCATCCTGGTCCGACGACTCCGTCGAAAAAACTTATCATTCATATTTTAAACGATTGTGGAACAACAACGAAAGTTATCTCCACGAAGAAGGCTTTAATCGAGCATATGCGGAACGCGAGGCACAGACGTACTTAGACGATATAAACACTGTTGCTGTTTTGGGCGGACATTACGATTAAAGGTTGACAACCATTACAAACTAAGCTATAATACACTTATATTCTAAAAGGAGTAATGTGTGTTACCAAAGTTATTAGTTGTAGGTCACGGCCGACACGGCAAAGATACTGTATGCGAGATATTAGAATCTTATGGCTATAAATTTGAATCAAGTTCAAAATTTTGTTCTGAATTGTTTATTTTTGATGAACTAAAGGACAAGTACGATTATGCTGACGAAGAAGAGTGTTATGCAGACAGACACAACCATCGTACAGAATGGTACAATATGATTCACAATTACTGCAAAGATGACCTAGCAAGATTAGGACGTAACTTATATAAGGATCATAATATCTATTGTGGCTTGCGTAACAGGCGTGAATTTTTTGCAATGCAAAACGAAGAAATTTTTAATTATGCTATTTGGGTTGACCGCACAGATCATCTACCTAAAGAAGATTCAAGCTCGATGAGTATTGAACAATGGATGTGTAATTACACAATTGATAACAATGGTGATCTAAGTAGACTTAAAAAGAATGTAGACATTCTAATAAAGACATTATTTAAAAATCAGGGATTAGATCTCCCTGCTTCCAGCGACTACCTTCTTTCTGAAGTGTTCGTTGACAGTTAGCACAAATAGTTTTTAAGTTATTAGAACGGCAATTTGTTAAATCACCGTCAGTATGGAATACATTAAACTGTTCCGGATGCTTTGACTTAAATCCACATTTCTCACATACTTCTTTCTTTTCGTAACCAGCACGTTTCCATTTAGGTATACCGTGTCCTAATCCACTACGTAAACATCGTTCACATAGACTGCGATAGTAGGTTTTATTGCCTTTTTTGTAATTTATGGCCGCAGGACGATGGCCGCATTTGCATAATGGTCTCATATTGTATTTACCTCACCTTTATGGTACCTTTTTACTGGTGTTTTTGGCATTGAAAAATAGATTAGATGCTAAATAATAGTAACGAATGCTCACACTTTAAATTAGGAGAAATAATATGGCACTAACATCACCCGGAGTACAGGTTAGCGTAGTAGACGAGAGTTTTTACACACCCGCTGAACCAGGTACGGTCCCAATGATTTTCGTCGCTTGCGCAACAAATAAAACTAACGGCGCCGGCACTGGTATAGCTCCAGGTACGTTAAAAGCTAACGCAGGTACACCTTACTTACTTACATCACAACGTGATTTAACAGAAACCTTTGGTGACCCAATTTTTTATACTGATGCTAATAATAATGCAATACACGGCGGTGAACTAAACGAATATGGTTTACAAGCAGCGTACTCATTACTTGGTGTTTCAAACAGAGCTTGGGTTGTACGTGCAGACGTAGACCTAGGTGCATTAAAAGCTACTGCAACTGCACCAGCAGGCGATCCTACAAATGGCGCATACTGGGTAGACACTGCTTCAACTGCATTTGGTATTTTTGGATGGAACGGCGAAGCAATTACTTCAACAGGCGGACAAAGTTTTAGTGTAAAGACACCAATAGTAGTTACACTTGCAGCACAACTTACGGCTGGTGTACCTAAAGGTTCAGTAGGCGCAATTGGCGACTATGCTGTTGTTGCAGGACAAGATACTACGTATACTGTGTTCTACAAAAACTATTTAGGTAACTGGGTTAAAGTAGGTACAACTGCTTGGACTGGTACAGTACCAACTGTAACAGGCGGCGCAGTAACAACAATTACTAGCGGACTTACATTTACAATTGATAGCGAAACAATTACATCAGGCGGAACAAACGTAGATGCAGTTGTTACAGCAATTAACAATGTATCAAACTTGACAAACGCAGGCGTTACATCTGCAAATGTTAACGGACAACTTGCTATTTTTAATACTGGTGCAAATGCAACTAGTGTTGTAATTGCAGAAGGAACTGGATTACTAGCACAAGTAGCAATCACAGCAGGAACTTATGCAATACCAGAACTAGCAATTGCTCCACACACATCAGTTCCACAATGGAAAGCAGGAGCAACTACACCTCGTCCAACAAGCAGTGTTTGGTTAAAAACAACAGAAGCAAACAGCGGCGCACGTTGGAGAGTTAAAGTTTGGAATTCTGCTACAGAATTATGGGACTTAGTAACTGCACCTATACACGCTGATAACGCAAGTGCATTAGTAGCACTTGATAAAGCAGGCGGTGGCGTTAATCTTGCACTAGGCGATCTTTATGTACAGTCTAACTGGACAGAAGCAGCTGATAAACTAGCAGAATTTAAAATCTTCCGTAGATCAGCATCAGGCGCTTCAACAGTAACATCAAGTATAGTTGCAGCACAGATTAGTTCGGGTTCAACTAGCTTTACACTTGCAGAAACAATTGCAGGCACTGCAACAAAAGTATCAGCTGTTGTTACATTTACAGCAACTGGTGCAGCAGGCGATGCTGAATTAATTGCTGATGGAATTAATAGTGCTGGACTTACAAATGTTGTTGCTTCAGTTGATGCAAACAATAAAGTTATAATTTCACACACTAAAGGCGGCGATATTGACATTACTGATACAAGTAGTGGTTTAACTGCTATTGGTATTACAGCAGCTAAGATTAGTAACTGGAAAGTACTTTCTACATTTACTGCTTCGGCAACTGCTCCAACATCAACAACAGCAGACGGTACATTATGGTACAGTTCAGTAGTTGACGAAGTTGATATGATGTATCACAATGGTACAACGTGGGTTGGTTATAAAACTTCAGGTGCATTTCCAAATGCAAAAATTACTACAGCAGCAACTGAACCAACTACTAGTTTAGTAGCAAACGATCTTTGGATTAGTACAGCAGACTTAGAAAACTATCCAACAATTTATCGTTACAGTGCTGATCTTACAAAATGGGTATTGATTGATAAGTCAGACCAAACTACTGAAGATGGTGTTTTATTTGCTGATGCACGTTACAGTACAGACGGCAGTGCTACTGAATCAACTATTGCTGAAATGCTATTAAGTAGCTTTTTAGACACAGATGCTCCAGATCCAGCACTATATCCACAAGGTATGTTACTATGGAACTTACGTAGAAGCGGATTTAACGTTAAGAAATATGTACGTAACTATGTTGATATTACAGCTGACAATATTAGAATGAGCGATGTAAGTATGGCAGCATACAGTCCAGATCGTTGGGTTACTGAATCAGGAAACCAAGAAGACGGTGCAGGATCATTTGGACGCCACGCACAACGTAAAGTTATTGTGCAAGGACTACAATCTGAAATGAACAGTAACCAAGACATTAGAGATGATGAAACAAGAATCTTTAACGTTATGGCAACACCTGGTTATTCAGAGCTAATTGGCGAAATGATTAGTTTAAACCTTGATAGAGGCCTAAGTGCATTTATTGTAGGTGATACACCAGCAAGATTAACATCAGACGCAACATCACTTAATGAGTGGGGTCAAAATACTAAACTTGCAGTTGAAGATAACGATGACGGACTTGTATCAAGAGACGAGTACTTGGGTATGTTTTACCCTTGGGGCTTCACAAGTGACAACGCAGGCAACAATGTAGTTGTTCCGCCAAGTCATATGATGCTACGCACAATTGCACTTAGTGATCAAGTTAGCTATCCTTGGTTTGCACCAGCAGGCACAAGACGAGGTGGCGTAACTAATGCTTCGGCAACAGGTTATGTTAATGGAAGCGGCGAATTTGTTTCAATTGCATTAAACGAAGGACAGCGTGATACACTTTATAGTGTAAGTGTTAATCCAATTACGTTTATTAACGGTGCAGGACTTGTTAACTACGGTCAAAAGACTCGTGCAAAAAATGCAAGTTCATTAGATAGAATTAACGTAGCACGTTTGGTTATCTACTTACGTAGTCAACTTAACAAACTTGCTAAGCCTTATATCTTTGAGCCAAACGATAAGATTACAAGAGATCAAATCAAACAAGCAGCAGAAAGTTTATGTTTGGAACTAGTAGGTGCTAGAGCACTATATGACTTCTTAGTTGTATGTGACACTAGTAATAACACACCAGCTAGAATTGACAGAAACGAGCTGTACTTAGACATAGCAATAGAACCAGTAAAAGCAGTAGAGTTTGTTTACATTCCGCTACGCTTGAAAAATACTGGTGAGATAGCAGGCTTGTAAGAATGATAAATATATATAACAAATTAGGAGCAAAGTAAATGGCTATTTCATCATTATCAAAAATCACAGTTCCATTAGCTTCGGATGCAAGTAACTCTACCCAAGGGTTACTTATGCCAAAACTCCAGTACCGCTTTCGAGTGTCACTGGAAAACTTTGGTGTAAGTGCAGGCGAAGTTACTGAACTAACAAAACAGGTTCAGGATGTTACTAGACCAAACGTTAGCTTCGAGACAATGACTGTTGACGTATATAACTCAAGAGTTTATCTTGCAGGGAAACATACCTGGGAAGCTATTACACTTACATTAAGAGATGACGCAACTGGCGCAGTACAAAAGCTAGTTGGCGAGCAGCTACAAAGACAGTTTGACTTTATGGAACAGTCTAGTGCAGCAAGTGGCATCGATTATAAGTTTGTAACTAGAATTGAAATTCTAGACGGTGGTAACGGTAACTACGCACCAACAGCATTAGACACTTTTGAACTATATGGTTGCTACTTAGAAAGTGCAAACTATAACTCATTAGCTTACAGTGCTAATGAACCAGTTACAGTTTCACTTACTATCAAGTACGACAACGCTATCCAGACACAAGGTGCTGGCGGTGGCGGTGTTGGTACAGCAATTGGTAGAAGTGTAGCAGCAATTGCTTCAACAACTGGCTAAGTTACACACTAGTAAAATCTACAAGAATTAGGGGCTTAATTGCCCCTTTTTCATTTTATACGCAGTTAATAACATTGGATAAATATTAGTATGGCAAACATATTCAATGGATTCTTAGATAATTTAGTAAACGGTGCTCTTAGCCCCAAAGGGGATATGGCCGACTATGCTCACGCAGCTAGGTTGTATACTGATGACAACTTTCGTTTAGCACCTAAACAAAAGTTTCTATATCACGTAACACTTAATCTAAACGAAAACGTAATAAACAAAATATTACCTGGATGGGTACAACGTCATAGCAACGAAGTTAATATGCTTGTTAAAAGTGTCGATATGCCAAAGTTTAATATCCAAACCGAAACTAAAAACAAATACAATCGTAAAAAGAATTTACAAACACGCATTGACTATTCACCTGTAAATATTACATTCCACGACGACAATGCAAGTATTGTTACTCAATTATGGACTGCATATTATAACTATTATTATGCAGATGGTACATTTGGCAGCAGAGACGGCGCTGGCGCTCCTAACCAAACTGCAAGACCGTATGATAGATTTAATACTTACAAAGGTAGTACACAGAACGGAGATAGATTTGGTTTAGATAATAATTCATACGAACCATTTTTTACAAGTATACAGATAAGTCAAATGGCAAGACATCAGTACTTAACAATGACATTGGTTAATCCGATGATTGAAAGCTGGCAACACGATACATTAGATAATAGTGCAAGTGCTGAACCTGTACAAAGTTCAATGTCGGTAATGTACGAAAGTGTGTTTTATGCAGATGGACCAATCGACGAAGGAAATTCTCCAAAAGGATTTGGTACTGTACATTATGATAATACACCAAGTCCGATCTCAGCAGGTAGTTCAAGCAGCCTTTTTGGAAGTGCCGGTATACTTGCAGGCGGATCAAGTGTACTAGGAGACATTGCAGGTGGTAAAGCTGATCTAGGAACCTTACTTACAGCAGCACGTACAGTTAAAAATGCTAAGAAACTTACCAAAGAAGGTGTGCGTAACGAAGCATATCAAGTTGCTGGGCAAACTATTAGAACTGCAACCGGAACTAATGTAAGCGGACTTGCAAATACAAGTTTTCCTAAAAGCGGTGGCCGCGGCACACAAACAACTGAAGCATTGGCAATCACCACACAAAAAGAAAACAAACTATATCCGCCTATTCAGGTAACACAAACACTTGCAGAAAATCCTGCACTTAAAGAAACATTAGCAAAGAAAGCACTTGCTATCGGAGCAATTAATACAAACACTGAACAAGTTGCAGATCTAACTACTTGGGACACACTTAATGCTACAGAAAAAAGTTCGTTACTTGATCAATTAGATGCAGAAATAAGTGACGGAAACCAAAAGTTAGTTCAACTTGCTAATCAGGCAGTAAATAACTATAACGAAAACGGTTTAGGAAATACACGTACTATACCGTCACAAAAGAATCCATTAGGAAATTTATAAATGTCATCTAATTTACCAACTGCTAAAATACCCGATAGTGGAAACGAAGTTAAAGAGTTTTTTAATCAATATCTTACTGAGAAACTTTCTTTTCCTGCTGCTGAAGTAGATGCAGTAATTGGGTTTTTTGAAAATAGAGGTTTTGAAAAATCAAGTGCAATTGCTGTTGCGACAGCATTACTTGAACAGTCAAAGATTGATGATGTAAATGTTTTTGTACTTATTGACACACTAAAGGGTTTGAATAATGTACAATTAAGTGACATTGTTACAAATGTATTAAATTATAGTAGGGAGAAAGTTAGTACTCTTGGGTTTAAGGTAGAATCAAAATACGAAAAACTCGAAAAGCGTAATATTTTGTACTAAAATGATATGGGTAGATTTGCACAAGGAAAATACACTCTTCAAAATCCAGACAAGTATGTAGGTACTAAAACTCCGACTTACAGGAGTAGCTGGGAATTTACATTTATGAAATTTTGCGACGAACATCCTAGTGTTGCGAAATGGGCAAGTGAAGCAATCAAAATTCCATATAGAAATCCATTAACAGGAAAACATACAATATACGTGCCAGACTTCTTTATTGCATATGCAGATAAGAAAGGCAAACAGCGTGTAGAGTTAATTGAAGTTAAGCCTGAAAATCAAACAGTAAAAGAAAAACTAGGAAATAGTAAGCACAACCAAGCACATTGGATTGTTAATCAAGCTAAGTGGGAAGCCGCAAGATCATACTGCAAACAAAAAGGTATCTTTTTTAGAGTTATAACTGAAAAGGATATTTTCCATAGTGGTAAAAGACGCTAAATAATAGTAGCATATAATGGAAAGCCGTAATGACTAAAAAATTAGAAGACTTACTTAATATGGATGAGTCCAAAGAAATTATTAAGCAAGCAGCAAAGCAAGAAAACGATCAAACAAAGCACGAAATTGCTCACGAAGAAAGTTTTCGTGACATTGCAGAGTTTGACAAAATTGCAAGTGCATTGCCGGCAGTTAAGGGCCTTGGCCTAAAGGCAGATGAAGAATTAGAAGACATTGCAGCACGGGCATTAACAGCATACGAGGATCTAATGGATTTAGGTATGAATGTTGAAAGTCGCTATAGTGGTAGAGTATTTGAAGTTGCAGGCGGATTACTTAAAACAGGTTTAGATGCAAAAGTAGCTAAACTTAATAATAAATTAAAAATAGTCGAACTACAACTTAAAAAAGAAAAGATGGATAAAGACGGTGGAAACACAAGCGAAGATGGAATGATCAGTGGCGAAGGCTATGTTGTAACTGATCGCAACAGTCTACTACAGAGGCTCAAAGGTCTCGATAATGATAAATAACATATAACGGGAAATAGTAGAATGATAACAAGATTTCAAGAAATACTAAACGAGTCTAAAAAGACATATGAATTCAAGATTGGCATTGCAGGTGATTTACCTGAAGGCTGTGAAGAAAGCATTAAGAGCTGCTTAGAAAAGTATAGTGTTAAGGAAATGTCTAAAGGAAAAAGAACTCCAGTTCAAGAACGTCCATTAGATTTTCCGCAATTAGAAAATACAGAAGTTACTTACTTTGATGTAACACTTGGTTATTCATCGACATCTAGCGTACTACAAGAGTATATTGGAGGTTGCTGTAATATTCAGCAAGCACACATTATTGTTAGAAATCCTGCAGAGATGCAAGAAAAGTATCAGGAAATGCCAGAAGATACTGTATATAAAACAAAACTTACACAAGAAGATATGGGCGGCGAAAGCGCACAAGCTGACGTTGGAAATAACCGTGTAATGGACTTATTAAAAGAGCTAGAAGTAGCTCGCAAAGAACGTGAGCACGATCCAAGTGCAGCGGCACCGGAGGCTAATTAAAATGGATATGAAAAAACTAATAGAATCAATGGACCACATTGAATTAGAAGGTGGTATGCCAATGGTACCGTCAGTACCGCCGATGGCACCAGAAGACAAAGGCAACCCAGTAACAATGAATGTATCAATGAACGCAAGTGGCAAAGATCACGTTGCAGATTTACTTGATATGATGAAAAATGCAGGGATGGCCGGGGCAGAAGAAGTAGCTGATGCAGGACTTCCAATGCGTACTGATATGGAAAGACTACGTGGTATTGTAGATGGTCCAGAAGATATGGATGCAAGTAGCTGTAATGACGACATTGATATAGATAGTGTCGACGAAGGCCAGGCTAAACGTGAAATGACCGACGATGCGGAACAAATGGACAAAGCAGCCTTTTGTGAAAAGTATATGTCAATGGGTATGGACAGAGCAGAATGTGAAGAGCACTGGGACGATATGAACGAAGCAGCAACTGAAGATTATGCTAACGCACCTGATGAAGAATACAAAGCAATCGACGATGTAATCAACTCAGGCGACGATTTGCACAGAAGTAAAAATGCATATGCTGCTACACAAGACGGCGACAATCCAATGGCAGTTGAAGATGGCGACGAAGCTACTACATATTCTGTTAAAGGTAAAAGTGCAGAAGCGCAAGCGGCATTAGCAGACGCAGCAGGCAACATTAAAGAAAAACTTGCAGCAAGATTAAAAGAGCTAATGGCAGATGGCTATAACGAAGACGAAGACGAAGCATTTAGAGAAGCAAAAGATAGTTTTGACGAAGCAGGCTGTAAAAGTGAAATGAAAAGACTTGACGCAAGTGGATGTTCAAAAAATGAAATGCTTAAAAAAGTAGGTGCTAAATTTGGTTGCGGTAAAGGTAAGTTTGAAGAACTATACGCAAGTAGTTGCGGCTCACATTAATATCTCCCAAATATAAAACTCAATAGCGTCTTAGGACGCTATTTTTTTGGTTAAATAATAGTATGGCAGCATCATTAGACGGCGTCTTAATTAAAAAGGCGAATAGACAAGAAACTTTTACAGAAGATCAGATCGTAGATTTACAATCCTGTATGGATCCTGACGAAGGCTACTTATACTTTGCTCGTAAATTTGCATTTATTCAGCATCCTGTACAAGGTAAGTTGTTATTTGATCCATACGAGTATCAGTTAAGATTAATGCACTCGTATCATAACTATCGCTTTAACATTAATATGATGCCACGGCAAACGGGTAAGACCACTTGTGCAGCTATATATCTTGCTTGGTATGCAATGTTTAATCCGGATCAAACTATTCTAGTTGCAGCACACAAGTACACAGGCGCACAGGAAATTATGTCGCGCATACGTTACATATATGAAAGTTGCGAAGATCACATACGTGCAGGTGTTACAAGTTATAACAAACAATCAATTGAATTTGAAAACGGTTCACGTATTGTAGCACAAACAACAACAGGCAACACAGGACGTGGTATGAGTATCTCGTTGCTATACTGTGATGAGTTTGCATTTGTGCAACCCAACATTGCTGAAGAGTTTTGGACTTCAATATCTCCTACACTAGCAACTGGTGGTAGAGCTATTATTACAAGTACACCAAACAGTGACGAAGATACATTTGCTACTATTTGGAAACAAGCAGAAAATAAGTTTGATGAACACGGTAATGAACAAGAGCTAGGTTCAAACGGCTTCCACTCATTCATTGCACATTGGAGTGAACATCCTGATCGTGATGAAGAATGGAAAGTAGCAGAAGTTGGACGTATCGGTGAAGAGAAGTTCCGTCGTGAGTACGGCTGTGAATTCCTTGTATTTGACGAAACACTAATTAACTCGATTAAACTAGCAGCAATGGAAGGCTCAGCTCCTATGCTTAATATGGGTCAAACACGCTGGTATAAGCGTCCTACAGCACAATATACATATTGCATTGCACTTGATCCTAGTATGGGCACAGGCGGCGACAACGCAGCTATACAGGTGTTTGAATTGCCTAGCTATGAACAAGTAGGAGAATGGCAACACAATCAAACAGCTATACCCGGACAAGTAAGAGTACTTGCTGATATATGTAAGTACATAGAATCAGAAACCAAAAACCCGACAGGGATTTATTGGAGCGTGGAGAACAATGGATTGGGTGAAGCTGCCCTAATCGTTATAAACGACTTTGGCGAAGAGAACATTCCGGGTTTGTTCGTCAGTGAGCCAATCCGCAAAGGACACGTTCGTAAATTCCGCAAAGGATTTAACACTACACATAGCAGTAAAGTTACTGCGTGTAGTCGGTTAAAAACTATGATTGAAAATGATAGAATGAAAATTCAATCTAAACCATTGATTGGAGAACTAAAAGGATTTATTGCAACAGGATCAAGTTATACTGCTAAATCAGGATCAAGCGATGATTTAGTTATGTCAACTATTCTTGCATTGCGTATGATAGAAGTTTTAAAAGATTGGGATCCAAGAGTATACAGTACCTTCAATCAAGCAGAAGACATACAAGATTACGAGCCGCCAATGCCGATCTTCATTAGCACTAACTATTGATAAATACATATATGCAGAATTTAGACTTAGTAGCAGAAGAACTATTCAACAAAATCCGAGGACGCTTTCCAAGTGTCACTATTGGCGATGCTGAAGGTAATGTAACAAACGAACCTAGCCTAGGTCGGTACTTTGATTTTAACTTTATGAGTGAAGGCCGCCCAGTAGGAAAAGTTAGTGTAAGTCTAGACAATAAAGCAGTAGCAGTCGTATATGGCGAAGACCTAGTTGCTACTGAAGGCAATTTAATTAAAAACAATTGGTATGACTTTTTAAAGGAATTACGTATGTTTGCAAAAAAACGAACATTAACGTTTGATACTAGAGACATTACCAAATCTAACTTAAATAGTAGAGATTACAAATTTTTAGCAAAAAACCGTGACGGGGACGAATCAATGAAAGAATCAAAATTATATGGCACATCAAAATTAAGTTATCAAAACTTTGATGGAGCACGTTTAATGATAAAACATACTGAAGGCATCAATCAAGAGATGGCTGGAGGCAGAGCAAAGAAAGTTGGATCATTATATATTGAAAGTGCAGAAGGCGAAAGATTTAAATATCCATTTAAACACTTAACTGGCGCAAGAGCAATGACACGTCACGTTGCAGAAGGCGGCAAACCATTTGACGACTTTGGCAAGCATATTGTTAGTATGTCAGAAGAAATGAGTAAATTACGTAAGTTTAAAACTTATATGGGACGTTCGGCTGTAATGGCAGAAAGTCTAGCAGGATATATGGATGTAGTTAGAGAGCGCATTGCAACAGTTAAGAAAACACTAGAGTCTCTACAACGTCCATCATACTATAAAGAAACATTTGAAGCATTTGCTCCAGCAGTAATGGAAGACGTACCAAGTGACGTTGCAGAAAATTGGATTGACCAGTTAACTATTAAACAGTTTAACGAAGAATTATCAGATGTATTTCCATACATTTATAACTTAGTAAGCGAAGCAACTAAGGCAACAGAACTAGGACCTTTAGATTTACAAGGATATACTGTTCACGAAGTAGCAGGACCAAAAGATTGTTGGGACGGTTATAAGAAAGACGGTACGCAAAAAGGTACTGGTAAGAACAAAGGCAAGCGTGTAAACAAGTGTGTTCCGGAAGATGCTGAACTAGAACAAGGCTTTGATGAAATGATGGGCCAGTTTACAGATGAAAGTTTTGATCCGAGTTCATATCAGCAAGAACAACGAGATCTAGCTGTAGAAGATATGATGGATGTATATGAAAAAGGTGGCGAAAAAGCCTTAGCAGCTCATATACAGATTAGCGAAGAAGAACTTGATCAAGATATTAACGAATGGTGCGCAGAACACGGCAAACACGCAGACGATGATAGAGATGAAGCAATTGAAGGTGTTATCGAAGAGTTAGCTGATGCGACAGATTTTGATGAAGGCGACAACGACACTATGGACGTTAAGATAGACAAAGACGGAGCTATTAGCAAAGATGACGGCACTGACGAAAAGGAGCAAAAGACTCCATTAGGCGAGTTCATACTTAGTTACTTCGATCGTGATAACGGCACTTTTCCAAAAGGAGAAACAGCAGTTCTAACAATGATTGAAAAAGATTAT